GCTGTTGCATCTGGAATTGCTGTTCTTGTTGTGCAATTTGCATACCCATTTGTTCTCCTTGCATCTGAGCCGTAGGTACATATTCACCACTTATAGAAAAATCTACGTCTCCTAAATCACTTCCTTGTTGTTTTAAGGTAATAGTAAATCCTAATTGAGCTAACGCATTAGCAACTTGAACCTTCTGTTGAGCAAAACTAATTTTAGTTGCTTCAGCCTTCTCCTCTGGATTAGGAAGAACTAAGGCCCAATCTGTAATTCCAAAAGCGTCTAATAGAACAGGAAATACTTTTTCATGAAATAATCGTTGATCTGCTTCAACCACACGACTCATAACGACTAGTTGCTGTGTTTGACTAGACAACCCACCAAAAGCATCTGGTGCGCCTTGCCATGCAGGAGTAACTCCCCACATAGCTGCAACCCTTTCCCTAATTTCCTCCCTAACTGGTAGATAGTCCATTTCTTGTAGAGTGTGGAAGAGGCGTACCATATCTACTCTACCTCGCTGATTCCTAGCTGAAACAGCAATCATAGGAATATAGTTAGGGTCAAGCCGTGTCTGAGCCGCTATGTTAGCTCGTTCCCTTCTCAAACTCTCAGGATCATCAGTCGTTACCATAACCATAGAAGCTGGCATCTTTCTCTCAAAGAAATACCTATAAAGATTCTTATCCATTCCAATCAACGTTAGTGCTTTTTCAAAGATTGTTAATATTGGCGACCAGCCATACGTTTCGGAAGGAGAGAACTTAGTCATATGGATTACTTCAGAATCAAATAAATAAATTTGTTGATTACGATGATAGTATTTATACATAACTGGTTGACATTGTCTAACACAGCCGTGTTGATCACAGCTTTGAGGCGTATCTTTAACTTGCTCTCTATGTATAGGACAAAGGAAATGAGCGTTCTTAGGCAAACCGGAAACATCTAAGTCAAATTCTACCAAAGATGGGTTCAGTCTACGAATCTCTTTAACCTTAGACCGTAATAAACCATCTCCAGAACTATAATATTCTTTAGCAAGATATATAAAACCATCATCTATAGAATTTACATCAAAGTGAAATTGTCTCATAACTTCTTCCAAACTTTGATCAAAGACATTACAGTCTTTTAGAAATTTACTAAAAACTTCTAGTTGACTTTCATCTGGATCGGCTATCAAAGGTTTCCATTGTAAGCCTCTCCTGAATACTTCATTCGTTATATGACTTAATGGAGAGCGTATTTCCTCTACCGTCATGCAAATAGTCTGTAAGTCCATAACCAATTGCTGTCTATACGCCATTTGATGACGAACCCATGTATTAACTACATGGTCTAGACCAATTGTTGGGGCTTGTCCTGTATCCCCAGCAGCTTTCATTAACTGAAACTGGTTAATTTGATTACTTAAAGCACTCATTTGTTGAGCAAATGCTGGAACTTCAGGTAGATAATCTGATAATTTCATATTTATTCCTCACTCAATAAGGTCGCATCGGACATAGCTGCTAATTTAAGAATCGCTCCTAACGCCTTTTCTTTCAATCTAAAGGATTCACTTTCATTATGACGAACTTGTAATGAAGCCACCTCTTTTTCATATTTTACTATTTTATCCTGCATTTCTTGACGCTCTTCTTCATATCCCTCCCCTGTACTATCAGTAAAAGACACGTTATCTAACACTCCTAATCGTGCCGCCTCTCGAATCAACGCTAAAAACCCTCCTTCAGTTAAGATTGTTACTGCTTTACTATCATCAGGAATGTCGTCATCAGGACTTAAGTTCTTCAACTCATCATGCCATGTGTTTAAAATTCTCCATGTATTGGTAACCTCATCTTTAAGTGCTGTATACTGTACATCTCGTTCTCTTAAAATATTTCCTAGTGTCATCTAATTTCCTCCTATCTAAAAACTTGCCTTTATCTTTAACACTTCCGATAATTTACTTGGACTATATCCAACTATTACTGTTTCGTCTACCATAATCACTGGAGTACTTCCGTGATATCCTAACGCCATTAATTCATCTATTACACCTGCTTGTCCAACATTTTTTTCTGTGAAAGATACATTATTTTTATTTAACCAAGACTTGGCCATTATGCATGGGCCTCAACCAAATGATGTATATACCGTTACTGCTGCCATAATTTACTCCCTCCACCATTTATTAGTTTGTTTCTTTCCTCCAAAATACTCAATTGCATGACCTTCTTCAAGCAATTTTTCATTAACATTAATATCATCAGCATAAATCGTGCCTAAGATACGACCATATTTTCCTCTCGCTTTTTTATCAATTGCTGTTTTAACTGTAATCGTATCCGCATCTTCTAACAATTCTCTTAATCTTGCTTTCGCTGCTAATCCATATCGTTTTTCTTCTAAGTCTCGTGTCCTTGACTCTGGAGTATTAATTCCGTAAAGGCGAATCCGTTGTTTCTTTAAGATAACTGCAAAACCCAGATCAAGGTCTACATCTATTGTATCACCATCTATAATTTTTATCAAATTACTTCTGTACTCGAACATGGTTTCCTTATGATGTTGCAGGTTCAGCTATAGTTACTTCAACATTGTCTTCCATTGTTATATTAGCAGCCGTGACACTTGTTGCAATCGTAAATTCTTTAGTTGCAAATCCATTACCCATACCTATCTCGTTTAAGACAATCTCCATAGTTCCCACATTCATTTTTGAGATGACACAATCACCACCCTTTGTGTATAAATTAGACAGTTTTAAAGTACCTATTTTACCATTAACACCGCTTGCAGGAGCCTGTATCCAGATACGGTCATAAGTGCCACCATTAGTGACCATTGCATCGGCCTGTTGATGCCCCCCTCCTATGGCCCTCATTCTAGAAGTTCCGGGTGATGGGGCCAAACTTTGACCATCACTAGCATTTCCACGCACTATAAGAGTATGAGCCTGTATATCAGTAAGAGTTAACTTTTTACAACGAGAATTTTCAAGTATAAAATGTCCTACTTCAAGCCGTGTGTTTGTTCCACCAGACACGACATTACCCGATACCTGCACCACATTGGCCTCTCCAGATGGTAATGCAGACCCTGTGAAAACCGTACCTACCGACACATTCTCTATGGTAATTTCCCGAACAGGTGTACTACCTAAGTCGATCCTTAACGTGTTTGACCCTTCAATGTAGGATGTAGGAATGTCTAAGTTAGCATTTTCTCCTATAACCGATGCCGCATAAATACCACTATCTCCACGGGTAAACGACCTTTCAGAAAACACTGTTTCGTTTACCACGACACCACCCCCAACCGCTGAACCAGCAAACAAAAGACCCACCGCCATTTGTGGACTAAACCCCATGGCCCTTAACAAACTGTAGGGACTCTTCATCACTTGGAAAGTTCGTTTCCACTTCATACTTTCTGTTTGCAGATAATCTATTTTTGCTAGGAGCCAATCACGCCAAATATTAATCCTACGGTATATACGTACTGGTGCTTCCAACGTCGCTCTTGGGGAAGTTTTTAAACCTCGCCAAAACGCTAAGATGCCTGTTTTGAAGCCTTTCCTAAGTGTTATCACTCCCAATAATAGGACTACAGAAGAGATGCTAACAGAAATCACTAACTGTGTCCAAAGAATAGTAAGTAAATTCTGAACATAAGTCTGATCAATATACAACCACCCTTCTATATAGAGGGGAAATAATGGAGCCACTAAAGGCATAGGGTTAAAAAAGACCGCTACTAAAACTACAAGACCTATAAGCAAGGATAAAGTACCTACAGTTCTTCGCAAACCTGTTGCTATAGCTTTCCAATTAAACAACTTCTGAAGCCATTTACGCATAATTTTTACCTCCTAGCTAGTTGTATAGATACAGCCTCTAATATATTATACTATATTAAGCTACTAAACATGCGCTCCATCCACAAGTCTTACATACTTGGCATCCAGATTCCATAACAATGTACGGATTTTCACAACAAGCTTCCTCTATCTTATTAGAAATAGAATCACGATTACCTTTAACTAAGACTTCCTTATCTCTACTACCAGCCCTGTAAACAGTAATGCCTTTACATCCTGTAGTCCACGCTAACATATATGCATCCTCAACATCTTTATGAGTCGCACTATTTGCAAAATTAATTGTTTTAGATATCCCTGAATCGACAGACTCCTGAAATGCTGCTTGCATCAAAACATGATTACTAGGAGAAATCTCGGGGGCCGTAACATAAACCTTCTTAATCCATTGAGGAACATCTTTACGCTCTTGGAGAGAACCTCCTTCAGCTAGATAACCCATTAATTCCTCAGAATAAAAACCGTAATTTCTAGCATCCACTTCAAAATACTTATTCACATAAGTCAAGGTTTTACCTTCGAGAATATTTTGCTTTTGCCAGGCCAAAGCAAAAGTAGGCTCGATACCGCTAGAAGTATCAGCAATCATAGAAATAGTTCCAGTAGGAGCAACTGTCAAACGACAATGATTCCTAAAAGCTTCAGTTATTTTATCATAATTACTATTGTTCCATGCAGGAAATGTTCCTCGTAATACTCCTAATTTTAAGGATTCATTATCAGACCATTTTCTAATATCTTTCATTACACGCTGCCCAACTTTTCGTGCTAACTCTGAGTCATATGGAATCTTCATCTGAATAAGTAAATCAGCAAAGCCCATAACACCAAGACCAATCTTACGAGTAGCCTTAGTCATCTCCTCAATATCAGGGGTAGCATAATAATTAGCATCAATTACATTATCCAAAAAGTGTGTTGCTAATCTAGTTACCTTTTCTAATGTCCGCCAGTTGATTTTATTATACCATGCACCACTTATTGGTTCAGGCTCAAAGAATTTAGCCAAATTTAGAGACCCTAAATTACAAGACTCATTACCTAACAAAGGTTGTTCACCACAAGGATTTGTAGCAAGCATTTCTCCATAAGTATCAATAACATGATTATCTTTATTAACTTGATCTAAGAAAATCATACCCGGTTCACCGTTTTTCCATGCACCAGCTACTATAGTGTTAAAAACTTCTCGTGCATTTAAATACCCAACTAGTTCCTTAGTAGCAGGATTAATTAACGGATACTCACTATTAGTTAATACATAGTCCATCCACCTTGAGTCCACGCCCACGGAAATATTGAAATTATGAATTTCACCTTCAACAGACTTACAACTAATAAAATTAAGAATGTCGGGATGATAAACCGACATGACCGCCATATTTGCCCCATCTCTTTTTCCCCCTTGTGTAATCATGGAAGATACTCGTGACAGGGTTTTTAATACCTCTATAGGGCCACAAGCCATGCCATGAGTTGTCTTTATCTTATCTCCACGAGGTCGAATCTGAGACAAAGCGAAGCCAGTACCACCCCCAAATTTCTGAACCATAGCTGTGTCGGTTGCAGCCTTCATAATATCTTGCATAGAATCGTCCAAGGGCAAAACAAAACATGCCGATAATGTGCCCTGTTCTGTTCCAGCATTCATTAATGTTGGTGAATTAGGAAGAAATTCTAACTTACTCATCATAGTAAAAAAGTCGTTTTCTAACAGTTCTGCTTCAACCGACAACGCATAATACTCAATATCTATAACAGAAATTGCTTTTGCGACTCTCCTAAAAAGTTCATCCCCATCTTCAATAATAGTATTATCTTGATTCTTCAAAAAATACCTGTGTCCCAATACTATTTTCGCTTGTTCTGATAGCATACTAACAGGATTGGACTTAACTAAAAGTTCTTGCGCCGTGATCATTGATATTCCTCCCCAATATTATATTTAATTCTTTCTTCTGTATCCACAATATAGACATAAACCTCGTTCTGGAACCCAAAACGACTCCATACATACTGCCTCTTCACAATGGGGATTCGGAGCTTGAACCTCTTCGTTACTATCATTAGCAAACCAAGATAAAGTAAATCTTGAAGTTTCTACATCTGCGTTTTCTGCCACTGTCGCTTTTCGACGTACATTATCCGCAATGGATATATTTATAGCTTTTTCATTAGTCTCTGTATCTGGAGAAAGTGCTGCTTGCCAATCAGTTAAACTTCCTAGTGATACATATTTACCATTACTGGTTTCATAAACAGCTTGAAGAGCCATAGCAATCGAAAAGAATGCATCTCCATGTCCCAAAGGTGTTTCTGGAGCTTTTAATTCATTATTTACCGATAAAATCTGTTGTCTTTGTCTTTCATCTTTAAGTAAAGCCAAATTTCCTGAATGAACATACTGTTCAAAAATCTGTGCCATAGTATTTTTAGACTTCGTTGTGAAATGTATAGGATACCACGACTTGGCTAAACCCCTATCT